CAGGCGGCTGTACGGGTCGTGGTCGCAGATCCGCCGGCCGGGCAGGGCGTTCCCGCCGGCGTTCGCCCCGACGACGGTGCGGATGGCGGCCTCCGCCGTGCCGGTGAACGTCCAGTACGAGTCGGCTCCCTGATCGTCCATGCCGGAGGTGGGGTCTGGCAGGACGATGCGGTCGGCGAGTAGCGCGGTGTCGTCGACGCCGGTGACGGTGAGCACCGCCGGTTTGCTGGCGTCTGGGGTGTCCGTGGACAGGGTGGTGACCGGGCCGGACAGCACCGGCCAGGCGGTCGACCAGGGCGCCCACACGCTGACACGTGACCCGGAGGTGAACAGGTCCGCTTGGGGGTGTGTCGCGGGCATGCTCAGGGTCCAGCCGCCGGCCTGCCGGTGCTTGAGGTTGATCGACAGTTGTGTGTAGGCGTCGCACTGCCCGGCCAGGTCGAAGTCGCCGGTGTACACCTCGACGCGCCAGGCGACGTCGCTCACCATGCGGTCAGCCACCTCTCAGCCCAGGCGACGGTGATCGTGGTGTCTGCGGTCGCGGCGACCGCTTCGACGTCGAGGAGGTTGTCTCCGGGGGCCAAGGTCGAGATGACAGATCCGGGGGACAGCCTGCCCCAGGCCGACACCCCGTTGATCTCACAGGTCTTCACCCCGCGGCGGGCGTTGATGACCAGCGTCTCGGTGTCGGTCAGCCCGTCGGGGACGGTCCAGGTGGTGGCGCCGGTGGTGACGGTGACCTGATCGCACGGACCGGTCAACGTCCAGATCGGGTAGGCGTGGGCGTCGCCGTCGTTGGCGATGACGGCCGCGCCGAGCACCTGGGAGTTGTCCAGGCCGATGGGCAGGAACGGGTCACCCAGGAATGGCACGCTGTCCCCGCCGAGCGTCCACCCGGCGCTGGTCTCCCGCTCGTAGAAGAACGGGTCGGGGCAGCGCAGGGTCAGGCCGATGGTGCGGTGCAGGGCGCCTTCGGCCTGGGGCAGACCTGAGGCATACGGCTGGGAGGCGAGCCCGTTGATGTAGCGGCGTGTGCCGTCGGCGTGCGCAACCTCCAACGTGACGGGCAGCCCGGTCTTGAAGTCCAGCAGGGTCGCCAGCTGGCGCATTGTGGCGCGCAGGGTCGGGGTGTCCGGTGCGGTGTAGTGCAGCGGCAGGAACACCTCTCGGGGGGCGTACCGGGCGTCGGTGATGATCGACCCGTCCCCGGTCGCTGGTTCCACCTCGACCAGGGCGCGCGGCGGGTCGTCCAGGCCCTGCACCCCGGGCAGGACCGTCCACCCGTTGGGTTCGGTCAGCGGCCACACCACGGAGGCCTTGTGCAGGGTGAGGGTCGGCATGCTGCCACGGTCACGGGTCGGCTGCGGGCCGACTGGCCAGGGAACGATCAGCGGCATCGGTTCACACTCCCTGCAGGGCTTCCCACCGGGACCAGGCGTTCATCACGGCGTCCACGGTCGGCACGGTGGTGGCGTCGACCTGCCAGTAGTTCGTGACTCCCGCGGATCCGCCGGAAGCCCCGGACAGCAGGTCGCCCAGCCCAGCGCTGCGCCATTGCGGGGGCAGCGGGATGACGGCCTCGTCACGGCCCGCCTCACCGATGACGGCAAGGCGGCCGCCCGGCATCGCGGGAACGATACCGCCGCGTGCCAGGTACGGCACCGGGTTGATCGTGGCCGCGCCCTGGTAGGCGGAGATGTGCAGGTGCGGGCCGGAGCTGTTGCCGGTGGATCCGACGCGGCCGATGAGGCTGCCCGGGCGGAGGAGTTGACCGACGCGGGCCCCGATGCTTGACAGGTGCGCGAACTGCAGGCTGACACCGTTGGGCATCCGCATGATGACGGTGTTGCCTGCCCAGCCTCCCCACCCTGCCTGGGTGACGACACCGACCCGCTGGGATACGACCGGGGTGCCGGCTGGTGCGCCGATGTCTTGGCCGTTGTGGTACCCGCCGTCCCAGGACCAGATGCCCGGGTTGTAGGCGCGGAACGCAGCCCCGACGTTGCCAGCCCCGGAAGTCCAGGAGGTCATGCCCGCGCCGGTCCCGCCGTTGGATGGGGTGACGACCTTGGGGATCAGGGAGCCGGGGTTCAGCCCTCCGTAGCCTCCCCCGCCGCCGCCGAACAGGTCCTTGACTGACTTGACGAACCCGCCGATCTTGCCGAACATGTCCTCGATCCAGGTGACCAGCTCTTCGATGGGCTTCTTGATCACCCCGACGATGCCGTTCCACGCGTCGGAGGCCTTACTGGAGACCGTGTCCCAGACGCCACTGATCCGGTCGATCAGCCCGTCATAATCACCGACCCCGAGGATCTCCTTGAGGCGTTCCCACGCCTCACTGATGGGCCCGGTGATGGCCTTCTTGACGGCCTCCCACGCGGTCGATGCTGTGTTCTTGATGTTGGTCCAGACATTGGCCAGCTTCCCGGCCAGGCCTTGTTCTCCGGTGAGTAGTTCAGACAGCCGTGACCACAGGTTGCTGATGGGGGTGACGATGGCGGACTTGATGTTCTGCCACGCTTCGGAGGCCCGGTCACGGATCGCAGCCCATATCTCGCTGAGCCGCGTGCGCATCGTCTGTACGATCTCGCGGGCCCGGTTCCATGCGGTCTGGATGGGGTTGATGATCGCGTCTCGGATGACATTCCAGGCGGCCTGGGTCGCGGTCTTCAGCCAGTTCCACACGGTCTCGATGACGGTGCGGACCACCTCGATGTACGTGCGGACGTACCACGAGATCGCCTTCCACACGACTTCGACAGCCTTCTGGATGGCTCCCCACACGGTCTCGCTGGCGGTCCGGATCCAGTTCCACACGGTCTCGATGACGGTGCGGACCACCTTGATGTACGTGCGGACGTACCAGGAGATCGCCTTCCACACGACCTCGATGACCTTCTTGATGCCCTCCCAGACAACCTCGGCGACAGCCTTGATCTTTTGCCAAGCGCCGATGATGAAGTTACGGAAGCCCTCGTTCTTGTTCCATAGAAGCACCACAATCGCGACCAGCGCGGCGATCGCCATGACCACGATGCCGATGGGGTTCGCGTTCAGGGCCACGTTGAGCGCCCACTGCGCCGCGGTCCACGCCATTACAGCACTGCGCACGGCGAACATCGCGACTCTGGAAGCGACAAGGGCGATCCGGTTCGCCACGACTGAGGCCGTGTTCGCGATCCAGGCGGTTGTCTGCGCGCCGATGCTGATCGCGGTGCGGGCGAAGCTGATCGCGGCGGTCACACCCTGGTAGGCCTTCCACGCCACGACAGCCCCACCGACCGCGATCGCGAGTTTGCCCAGCCAGGACCCGTTGTCGCGCACCCAGCCGCCGAGCTGCTGCAACTTCGGCACCCCGGTGGTGGACATCCACTGTCCAAAGGTGCGCACAGCGGGGACCAGTTGCGTTTGTGTGAGCCGCGCCAGGCCTTCCATGGCCGGCATCAGAGCGGTGCCGATCTCGGCCTTGGCGTTGGCCATCTCGGCCTTGACGATCCTTTGCCGGTTGGCCAGGGAGTCGGAGGTGTTCGCGAAGTCGCCGGCCGTCTTGGCTGTGCTCTTCATGAGCAGCGAGTACCGGGCCTGGACTTTCTGCGCCTCGGTCATTTCGTTGGCCGACTCGGCGATCCCGGTGGCGACAGCATGGTTACCGACAGCAGCCGCGGACAGATCGATGCCGTACGCGCGTAAAGGTTCGGTTTCACCAGCCAGACCAGACTGGAACAGCTCCGCGGCCTCTTTGACGTCGAGGTTCATCACCGACGCGAAGTCCGATGCGCGGGTGGTCAGGTCGTCGAGAGTGCCGACGACGTCCCCGCCGTTGCCTGCCACGGTGGTGGCGAAGTTGGAGAACCGCACGGACAGGGCGTTGAACTCGGTCTTGGACAGGCCCAGGGACCGGGCCGCTTCCTCCCCGAGCCGGTTGACCGCCTCGGCGTTCTTGCCGTAGGTGACCTTGACCGCGTTCAAGGACTCGTTCAGGTCGGAGGCCTCCTGGATGGAGTCCTGGAAGAACTGGATGCCCTTGGTCGCGGCAAACGCACCGGCGAACCCGACCGCGATCCCCTTGATGTGGGAGGCCATTCCGCCGGCGAACTTCTTGCCGGACTTGTCGCCGGCGTCGGCGGCAGCGTTGCCCAGGTCTTTGTCGAGTTGCCGAGCGAAGCCAGCGGTGGATGGGACGATGGACACATATCCGGTTGCGACTTCAATCGCCATCGCCTGCCACCTCCCTCTTGCGTCGTCTCAACGATTCGGCCCACGCCTCGACCTGGGCGCGGTTCTTGTCGGTCATCGCAACTGCCTGTTCAGGCCGTCCGACCCGAGGCCGCGGATACGGTTTCGTCTTCGGGACGTCCTTGGTGCTGTTGACCTGTGCGACGGTCCAGGCGATGTCATGGCAGGCGTCGATGACACCTGCGAGTAGTTCGTGGGTGGTTCCCCACCGGACCGCGTCCAGGTCGCCGCCCGGTTTGGCTTCGGGCCGACGGCGGATCGCTGTCCACCAGCGGGAGTCCGGGGGCAGTTGTTCGAGCAGCACCGCCGCCCGGCGCATACTCAACTGCCCGGTGATCAGCCCGCACAGGTCGACCCCGTAGTACTGCTGCAGGTCGGCCTCGGCCTGGTCCCACTGCTCGTCGACGAGCAGGGCGACGGTGCGGGCTATTTTCCCGACGGGTCGTAGTACTGCTGGATGGCCAGCATCAGCTCTTCGAGCGCGGCCGGGGTGAAGTGTTCGGCCTCGGTCATGGCGATTAGCTGGTCTTCACCGAACACGGCGATGAGCATGCCGAGGTCGTCGCCGCGGCGTTCGGCCAGGGCCGCCCGCATGCCCCACTTGATCTGCGGTTCGATGTGCAGCTTCAGCCCGTACCAGTCGATCGTCAGCGGGCTGGAGGCGCGTTCTTCCATGAGGGCGCGCATCTCGTCGCTGACCGCTGGTTTCCGGCCGAGCGCAGCAGCAGCCGAACCGGACACTTTGATCCCGCCGACGTCGACGGGGTCAGGGCTGGGCGCGGATCCGACGGTGATCAGCTCGTTGACGACGTCGGATGACAGTTCTTCGGGCATTGGGTGGCTTCCTTCTGGTGGGTGGGTGGCTGTGATGGTGCTGTCAGCGGGCCGGGCCGCAGAGCCACCCGACTGTTCCCGGCCCGCTGTTCAGGGGATCCGCTCAGGCGCCGGTCAGGTCGTCGTCGAGGAGCAGGTATCCGGTCTTGCCGCTGGTCGGGTTCTTCAACGCCTGGAACGTCATCCCGTAGCCGGCCTGCCCAGGTTTGTCGTTAACGGAGTCCCGGTCAGCGACCTGGACCCGCTCCAACGCGTAGACCTTCAGCTTCTGGGTGCCCTTGTCCTGCACAGCGATGACCATGCAGTAGTCGGCATCGGCGGGTGCACCGATCTCGATCTTCGATCCGGTGCCGCCGTCGTCCTCGATGTCGGCACCGTAGAACGCCTTCAACACTTCGGCGTTCGTCTCCAGGAACGTCAGCTTGAACGTGGTCTCGCTGGACGTCGACACGATCTTGACCGGGACACCTTCCCAGTTCTTGATGATCTCCTTGCCCACTGAGAACACATGCTCGAGGCCGTCCTCGTTGACCTCGCCAAGGTCGATGAACGCGACCGGCAGGGCAGCCATGTCAGCGGTGCTGTCAGGCAGGGCGGTGCCGAAGGGAGCCAGGAAAGCCCGACCGGAACCGGAATGGATCGTTTCAGCAGTCATGCTGAGGTCCTCTCAATCGAAGGGGGTAGTGGTGGTGGCTGGGTCCGGTCTGGACCTGTCAGGCTGCAGCGCGCAGCTGCACCTGACACCCGATCACCACACGTGGGCATCGGGAGACAGGGTCGGGGGAGAACGCCACCCCGGTGACGGTGACCTCCCGCACGGGGTTGTCCCCGTCGGGCATGGCGTCGAGCAGCCCGCGGACAGTCGCAGCGAGGTCACTGGCCGGTTTCGGGTTGGAGTGCGGACCGCCGGACCAGCACTCGATGTCCATCTGGGCGATGTCCTGCCAGGATGACGGTTCACCGGATCCGGCCCGGCGCACCACGATGAACGCGTTCGGGCGGGGGTCCGGCACCGCCCAGCGCACGGGAAGGTCCTGCACGGCGGTCAGCCAGGTAGTGACCACCGCTGTCGCTTCGAACCACTGCCGGGTCATGCTTCACCGGCGATCTGCACCGCGGCGGTGGCCGCGTCACGTCCAGCACGGCGGCCGGCGTCGGTCGGGTGGGTCAGGATCACTGATGAGCGGGCCCGGGACCTCCCGATCTCGTCGTGCCGGGTCGCCTGGACTGGTTCACCGTCGACGGATCCGGCCAGCGCCTCGGCGGAGGCCGCGACGCGGTCAGCGATCCGGGCCGCCACGGGCGCGGCCTCGCTGGTGAGGATCTGCCGCATCCCGGCATGGTTGATGCGCAACTTCATCCGTCGACCCTCCGCAAGGGTGCCGCCCAGTGGTGCACCCGGTCTGCGTTCCACACCGGGACTGGGGCCCCGGCGACCTCCCACACGAACGGGATGGTGTCGCTGTCGCTGTCGATGATCCGGTCAGCTGACCGGACCTCCCCGGTGTTGGTCAGCAGTTTCGCGGTCGACACCGCGCCTTGCCGCCCATCCTCGGTGGCCTCCCCGGCGGATCCGCGTGCGATCCGGCCCAGGATCTGGAACGACTGCCACTGTGTGGACACCGACCCGTCGACCGGGTCGGGGACCTGCTCGGCGCGGGACAGGGTCACAACGTGCAGCAGCCGTTCGGGCAGCAGCCCTGTCCCCTCCACAGGGTTGTCCGGCACGACGAACGGCATGGTCAGACCTCCCCGAAGACCGGTCCCTGACCGGCGTTCAGGTCGGATCCGCAGTCGCAGTACGCAGCACCGAACACGACCGAGCGGCTTTGGGCGTGCCACGGACCGGATCCGGGCGCGGTGTCCACAGCGAACGGTGTGGTCTGCTCCGACAGTGGCCGCAGCGCGACCTTGTCGGCCTTGGACAGCCACGGCCCCCCAGTGGTGGTGCCCTGCGCGAACGACCGGGTCTGGGAGAAGTCCCCGATCTGGTCGGTCATGCTGGTCGCCCCGAACACCCCGCCAGCGGCGGTGCTCTGCTCGAGGACCCGGGCGACCATCCGGGACACGACCCGGGCGACCAGGTCGAGGTCGGCCTCGTCCCGGTCGGCCGGGTTGAACCCGAGATGCCCGACGACAAGGTCGGACGCCTCTTCGAGCAGCCCGTCAGCTCTCGCTGTCTCGTTTGCTGCCAGCGCTCTTCCGAGGCGTGCTACGACGTCGGCGGGTGTGGCCAGTGCCGTCATGAGGTGCCTCCGCCTGCTGCTCTGGGGTGGGTTCGGTGATCGGGGTCCAGTCGGAGCCCAGCAGGGCGGCCGTGGCGTCGTCACACGCCACGACCACCCCAGCGGTGTTACGGAGTCTCATCGATGACCTTGGCGAACGCCGCCAGGTCCCAGATGCCCCAGCCGTACACAACCTCGGCGCGGAACGCGATCTGGTTGTTGCGCTTCAGGTCGCCCTGACCGTCCGGGTCGCCGTACTGGATCATCTCCAGGCCGAGTTGACGCTGCACACCCCAGCGGATGCCGGAGAAGTCCCCGTCGAACGCCTTGATGTTGGTGGCGGTGTCGGCCACTCCGAGCGCCCCGACGGTGTTCGACACCGACGCGCGGTGACCGTCGAGTTCGGACACCTCGGTGGACAGCCGGAAGTTCGGGTACAGCTTCTGCTCGCTGTTGGTGCCGCGGGCAGTGGAGAACGCCGACGCCCAGGACGGGTCGATCGCCACCGAGGAGGGCACGTAGCCGCCTGCCAGGACGAGGGTGTCGGCCGCGTCGAGGTAGGTGTACGGCTTCGCCGCGGCGATCTCCACCTCGTTGGTGGTGTCCGCCAGACACTCCTCGATGGATGCGGCACGTTCCCCGGTGGCCGGGTTGATCCCGTGGAACACCCCGAAGTCCAGGGCTCGGGACAGCGCCGGTTGGATCCGGTCGAGGATCTGCGCGATCGCGCGCATCTGGTAGTCCTCGTCGGCCCACTGAACCTCCTGGTTCAGACGCACCGTCTTCTGGAACTTGTACGGTGCGGTGGACTTGGTGTCCTTGGTGACGTCGGACGGGCTCTTCGCCTGTCCCTGGCCGACCAGCTCGGCCTCACCGATGTCGAAGATGAATGCCTCTTCGGCGCCGAACTGCATGGGGCTTGCCCCGGACAGCGCGGCCACGGTCGACCCGTTCGCGACCTTCTCCAGCCACGGATCGATCAGATGAGGGGGCAGTTCGAGCATGCCCGTGCTCAGCACAGTTGCCATGTGAACCTCCTAAAGGTTCGTCAGTCGGTGCGCCCGAACACCCCGCGGGTGAACTCCCGCAGGGCCTCGTCGCCGCCGGTCTTCGTTGGATGGTTTCCCTGAGTGGGAACGACAGGGCCCTTTTTCTTGCGGTCCTTGTCGCGGTCCGCCAGCGCCTTGGCCTGGCGTGTGAGGGTTTCCTCGTCGGTGCCGGTGAGGAACAGGTCCGCGTCGGCGTCGGAGATTCCATGGGAGGCCTGGACCTTGGCCCGCAACGTGGTCAGCGTCATCTCGTCGATGCGTTTCTGCATGTCGGCGAGCTGCTGGGCTGCCCGGTCTTCTGCCGACTGGTTCTCCGACTTCAGCCGGTCCAGCTCGTCGGCCTTGGCCTTGAGGTCCTTGTAGTCGGCGAACTTCTTACGTTCCCGGCTCACCCGGTCCTGGATGACCTTGTTCAGGTCTTCCTGGGAGGTGATCGGGGTGAACTCCTGGCCTTCGCCCGGCTCGGTCCCTCCGCCGTCCTGACCTTCACCGGTGGTGAAACGCAGCCAGAACTTCCGTTGCAGATTGCCCATGGTGGCCCTCCTTGTGACCGCGAATTGACCGCTTCGCGTTGGCGTACCCCAGCCCCGGAATCAGGGGTGGGAAGTCTGTTCAGTCGACGTAGGCGTCGACGTAGGCGCGGACCCGGTCGCGGTGCTCCTGCAGCACCCGGGCCGCGTTGGCGTCCCCGGCGGCCGCGCGCAGCTTGACGTCGGACATCCGCCGCGATGCGGTGTAGGCGCGGGCGTCGACCTCGGGTGCGTCCGGGTCGAACGAGGGGACGGCCGCGCAGTTGCAGTGTGAGTGGGAGGCGAACGTTGCGGTGTCCTTGCGGTACACCGCCCCTCGCTGGGCCAGCATCCGGCAGAACCCGCACGACCCTGCCCTGGTGACCCGCGCCCAGCCGGAGGCGGCCGGGTCGGCCCAGGTGGCCTGCACGATGGTGGCCCGGGCCGGTGCCACCGTGTACTTACCGATCGGGCCTTTCAACGCGGTCAGCACTCCGGCCGGGCTGTCGGTGAACAGCGCTCCGGCCGCGCGCCGCACGGTCCGGTCGATCTGTTCGGCCTGGTCCAGTAGCACCGGCTCGGCACGGAAACGGCCGGCCGCGGCCGCGTCGGCCCGCACGATGTCGTACCAGTCCGCGGCCACATCCGCCCCCACCCTGCCGTACGACCGGACCAGCTGGGTGGTCAGCTCGATGAGCTCGTCGCGGGCACGTTCAGGAGAGGACAGGTCCAGCGTCGCCCAGATCGCCAACAGGTCACGTTGTGCCAGGGCCTGCAGCCCGTCCTGGGCCTGCCGCAGGCGCTGCGCATCGGCGGCGGTCACCACGCGCGGCTACCTCTGCTCGAGCTGGCTGGCGTCGTTCTCAGGCAGGCGCAGTGACACCGGCATCGCCCCGGTGAACTCGACCCCGGACAGGCCGACCTGCTGGGCGGCCGACTCCGGATCCACCCCGGACCGGATCAGCGATCCGAGGGCGTCCGCCTTCGACTTCAACGCTGCAGCCTCCACCGCCGGCGTCTCGCCGCTCTGACCCGCAGTGCTGGCCGCTGTCAGCTGCGTGAGCATCGTCGCGGAGCGGGTGCGTTGCAGCTCGCCGAGGGCCTGGGCGCGCTGCTCCCGGGTCAGACCGAGCAGTTCCAGACCGATCTCGGTTTCGGCCAGCCACGGCACCGCGGACAGTTGCTTCACACCGGCGTCGGCCTCAGCCGAGCGGGACAGGAACCGTGGGTTGCGCCAGTGGGCCTGCATGCTCAGCCACTCGGCGGGCACCTCGTCCAGATCGTTCTGCATCGCCAGGCCGCGCAGGTAGGAGCGGCGCAGCGCACCGGTCCACCCGTCCGTGGCACCCTCAGCCTCAGCGATCAGATCGTATTGGGCGGCGTCGTAGGCATCCGCCGACGTCGGGTTCGACATGTCAGTGATCGCCAGGGATGCATCCGGCAGCGAAGCCTCCCGGGCGAACAGCTTCGCCAGGGCGTTGATGTCCGCCAGGTGTGGTGCCGGGGACTGGGCTGGGAACTGCTTGACGTCGACGCGGGGGTTGTCCAACTCGTCATCGTCCGGGACGCCTTTGATCCGGCCGAGCATCACCTGCCACGGTGCCTTCACCGAACCGTCGGCGTTGCGGAACACCTTCAGATCCGCGCCGAGCATCCACATCTCAGGGAACGAGTACACGTCCATGTGCCCTTCGAGACGGATCAAGGTCCGCACAGCGGCGTCCTGCAGGCTCATCATCGGCCGGGTGATCCGGCTGGACCCGAACCGTCGGCGCAACCGCGGCCGGTAGACCAGCGGTTCGGCGGGCACCCCCCAGGTGTGTTCGGTCTGCTCGACCTCCCACTTCCCGCCGTCGCGGCGGGCCTCGATGGTGAGGTCCGGCAGGTACAGCACCAACCCGGAGATCCTGCCGTCGTCGTGGTAGCCGGTGATGACCAGCAGGTTCTCCAACCGGCGGGTGCGTTCGTTCAGTTCCCCGGTGGCCTGGGTGGCGTCACGGAACTGGAACAGCACGTCCGGTTCGTTGTCCTGCCCCCTGGTGGTGACCACGAACGCCACACCGTGCTCCAGGGACGACACGATCGCCTGGTTGATCTCGGAGCCCAGGTCGTTGCTCTCCCACATCCCGGCCGCGCCGATCGAGTCGAGATCCCCGTCGGGCCAGGCGAACCCCTCAAGGTTGCAGCGCCTGCCGAGCAGATCCACTGACTTCGCGCACCAGCCGAGGACCAGGCCCAGGTTCTTGTAGATCGGCGGGACGACATCGGTGGACAGCTGCGAGCGGGCCCGACGCCCGTCCATGTAGGCCGAGCGAATCACGTTGCGGGGCTGCAGGTCGAGCAGCTGGTCGAGCAGCCGGCGCAGAGTGGCATTGGTTTCGTCGTCGACGTCTGGCAGACGGATCGCCTCGCGTGCCTTCTTCTGTTTCGTCACATCACCACCGCCTCTCTGCCTCGTCGTTGACCGCGATCGCCGCGGCGGGCCTTGCCCTTGCGTTTGCCTTTGCCGGAGGTGACACCCCACAGGGCCAGGGCGGCGACCTCCACCGGCAGGGTGTCGTCGTC